CTAAGTGGTTTCCCCTGCGGCTGCTGCCATTGCTTTCGCCTGCTCCGGGTTGGATTTTAAAAGTTCACCCTGTTTGGTCAGATTAAACGTCTCTTTTGCAAATGGGTTTGCAGTTCCTGTGCCACCAGTGCCGCCCTGTGGATGATACGGCGGTTTTGGCTGATCCTGCTTAAACAGATGTGCCATAGCCTTATCTTCCTTGTATGGCTTTACCGCTTCCTCTACGCCGACCGGTTTACCTTCTTTGTCGAATGTGAATTTGTCCAGCCCACCAGCTTTGTAG